GGTTCTGTTGGTGTAGGGGCATCCGTGACAGGGGAGTTATTAGCAACTGGGGCATCCGTGACAGGGGCGTTATTAGCAACTGGGGCATCCGTGACAGGGGCGTTATTAGCAACTGGGGCATCCGTGGCAGGGGGTTGTGTAGTAGTGTCATCCTCCATTAGGTTATTAATTTTATTGGATAGGGCATTAAGTCTCTTTCTGTCATTATTTCTAATTCTTGCAGCGAGTCTGTTTTCTAATTTATTGTAACGGTTATTTCTGTATTCATTATTTTTAACATGAAGAATACGTAAATAGTGGTTTCTTTCTAATTCAGCTTTATTAAGGTCTTTCTGGATCTTATTGAGTTTAGAAGATTCGGAGTTTTTAGCTCTTTCAGATTTGAGTTTATTAATTTTGGCATTAACATTATCCAATTTAGCCTGGACGTTATTATTATTTCTATCATTAAAATAATCCATAATAAGTTTTAAAACAAGAACACATACAGCCGATATTAAACCATACTTAAGAACACCTTTAGACATTTTAGACAATTTCATAATATTATATATAAAGATATTATTTTTGTTTAAAGAGAAAAAGGATAAAAAAATATAATGTCTCAAATTAATATTGAAGATTTGAAGTCTGTTCTAAATCTTATTACGGTTTGTAATAATCGTAGTGCATTTGAGGTTAATGAACTACAAGCAGTTGGTGAACTATATAATAAAATTAATGTTTTTATTAAGGAAACAGAAAAGTTGTCCAAAGAGGAAAAAAATAAAAAGGAGATTGAAGAATATACAAGTCTTGTTTCTGAAGATAATTTGTCATCTGATGAAAATGGTGGTCATAGTGTCACTTATTAATTATTTTGTATGTTATTTTTTTTTTATTATAATAATAGCCTATATTAAATGGGTAATTTAATATCTATAGATGATAATGAAATATCAGTCATAAAAAAACTTTATAAACTAAATAAAGAAGAATTAAAAATAGTGTTTAATCATGTTAAAAAAGAGAGGTTAACAAATATAGAATTGGGATTTATTAATTCTATAAAGAATACTCACTATAAATTAAAAGATAAAATAAATAATGATTCTTTTAAATTAGTAAATACATTTTTAGAAAATATAGTTCCAATGGAAGAAAAGGTTGTACCAAAACCAAGAGAGTATACAGTAAAGGAAATGTTAAGTATATTTAATTTACATAATTCTAAATATACTGAACAAGAATTGAAATTATCATATAAAAAACTTGCAATGAGATATCACCCAGATAGACCGAATGGTAACAATGATAAATTTCAGCTGATTACCAGATTTTACAACGCTTTAATGGAAGATCTAAAATTAAAGGAAGAAGACAAACAATTTAATGAATTAAAAATGGCTTCGCAAGATTATATTACTAAACAAACGAGTGATAATAAACAGAATACTAAATTAAATCGATTTGAACCTAAATTATTTAATAAAATTTTTGAAGAAAATAGAATAGAAGAAGATGATGATGGTTACACTAAATGGATAGAGAGTAATTCATTAAGTGATAAAGATATAAAAAAAAATAATAAACTTTCAGGTAATTTTAATTCGAATTCATTTAATACAACTTTTGAACAAGAAATAGAACATCCCAAGGATATAGTTATATATAAAATACCAGAAGGTTTATTTTCGTCTAGTTCTATACAGCCACAAGAATTAGGTTCAACAAAACAAAATTATACTACGAATACCTATAGTGATTTTAAAGAGGCACATACAACACAAAGAATAGGGGGAATTAATACAAGATTAGAAAACTATAATTCAGTAGATGAACTTAAACATAAACGAGAAAATATAGTGAAATTATCTCAAACTGAATTAGAAGAATTAGAAGTTTATAATCAAAATAAAAAGAAACAAGATGAAGATAGACAGATAAATCTAAAGAGGAAGGATGAAAGGCATTTTTCTAATTATAGTAAAATTCATGACCGTATGTTACAGAGTAATATATTGCGATAGATTCTGATAATATATTTATAATAGTATAATAAATTATGACAAAAACATATAGAGAAAAATTATTAACAGCTATAAAGGAATTAAATATAGAATTACCTAAAGGCAAATATATAAAAAATGATGACTTAAAAAATGTTCTAATAAAATATCTAGCAAGTAATGGAAAAAATGTATCTACTAAACCAGAAACTCAACCGGAAACAATAAATATTAGTAAAAGTAAAGTTAATATTAAAAAATGTATTTTCCCTAAGACAAAAAAACTGGTAGCCATAGGGGATATACACGGTGACCTTTCTGTTGCTATAAAATCATTAAAATTGGCCAATGTTATTAGTTTGAACACACCTAATAATATAACAAATATAACTAATATCAAATGGACGGGTGGTTCTACTATTGTAGTCCAGTTAGGAGACCAGATAGATAGAGTAAGACCGAGTAAACTTGTAAATGATCTATGTCAGGAAAATGATAATCAGTTAAATCAAGATGAAGGGTCTGATCTAAAAATTATTTTTCTTTTTGAAAAACTTCATGAACAAGCAATAAAACAGGGAGGTGCATTATTTAGTATACTGGGCAATCATGAATTAATGAATGTTGATGGGGATTTTAGATATGTTAGTCCCAAAGAATTCAGAGAATTTGGGGTTTTTTTTAAAGAAAAGGAATCGAATAGTCCATACCCATATGGGTACGACACCCGTAAACGTGTCTTCTCACCTGGCGGTAGTCTTTCTAAAAAATTAGCTCAATCTAGATATTCTATATTACAGGTTGGTAGTTGGGTGTTTGTTCATGGTGGTATGACACCTGACGTAGCGAATGACTATACTTTAGATCAAATAAATGGTATTATACATAAGTGGTTAATGGGAAATAAGTCTACACTATTAATGGAACATGTTAATAAACTATATCATAATGATAACGATTCTTATTCACCATTTTGGTCTAGAACATTTAGTGATATAGATGAATGGAATTCTTTATCAGAACAAAATTTTAATAATACTCTTAATATTTTAAACCTTAAAAATAAAAGAGATGCTAAAAATGAAATAAAAGGTATGGTTGTTGGTCATTCACCACAATTTATGTATAATAAAGGATTGAATTCAGCTTGTAAAAATAAATTATGGAGGGTAGATGTTGGTATGTCCAAGGCATTTGGTATGGATAAGAATACGAATAGAAAGGTACAGATCCTTGTTATTGAAAATGATTCACAATTTAAAATTTTAAAAGAACAATAATATATATGACAAAACTATTATTAGATAATAGTATTAATGAGAATGATAATCTTGAAAAATATTATCAAGATGATATTGATAATATAAACAGTGCCCAGAAAAACTTATTAGAATATATAGAATATCAGAATGAAAAAATAGATAATATAGAAACAAATATATATAAAATAGAATATAATACCAATGATGGACTAAATGATTTAATATGTGCAAATAACTATAATATTTCATACAAGGGTGTGATTATAGGTGGTCTGATTGGTTGTGTTTTTATGTCACCATTTGGATTTTTATTAGGGTTAAAAACTGGAACCGTTATAAGTATGTCTGGTATGCTTTTAGGTTCTATGGCAACCTATAAATTACAGGAAATAGAACCACAAAAATAATTTTACGAAGTGTATCTATTGTTCGATTGATTGAAGTAGTGCTGATTTAAATGAAAATTTTTTACAAAATCTACATGTTCCATCTTTTTTATAAAATGGTAAATAGAATGAACCATTTATATGATTACCATTACATAAATTAGGATAACTAATATACTGTCTACACAACGGACACTTTCTATTTTTAACCTCTGCTATACATTCATAATGAAATCTATGACCACAAGGAAGAACAACTATTTTTGGTGGTTCTTTCCTTTTAAAATTAAAACAACCTTTTTTTTCTTGTGGGTATAGCAAACTATGTTCTGTAAATGTTTCAAGACAAATAGCACATTCTTTATCGTCCATAGTATATTATATTACATAATATATTTTATTATAAATACTATTATGTTTTACGCAGATTACTTAAAGCACTTTGTATGTCTTCTTGTGATGGAATAAGATTATTTTTAGGTGATTGATATTTTTTTTTTACTATTTTAATTTTTTTAAGTTTTATATCACCACCTATCATACTAAGAAAATTCGGCCTAACTATATCTGGTTTTTTTATTGTGTTATATATTGTTTCTGTTTTGGGTTTTTTAGTTTCAAATATTATGTCTGCAATTCCAGGATCTAAGTTGTCTTTTGTTAGTTTATGTTTTATAGTATTAATATCTAATCCTATTTTTTTCATAAAAAAATAATGTTTATATTTAGGATTCTCGGCAGATATATCTTCTTTCTTTTCTGGCTCATCTTCATCTTCTATGAAAGCAAATTCATTAGGAGAATAAATAAGATTAGTTGAAAGTTTCATCTGTGATATATTCCATATAATTCCATATTCCTTTTTTGTTTTATTAATCCAAATATTAGATATTTGTATCAAAAATTTACCATAAATTTTAGATTTTAATTCTGTTATATCTATTTTTTTATTTTCTTCATTAAAAATCAAAACATTATTATTCTTATTATAATTTACTCTTAACCTTTCTGGAAAAAATGAGGTATTATCTTCTTTTAAACTATTTTTAAATTTATATCTTTTAAACTTCTTATTATTCTTAAAAATTTTATTTACTTTTATAACAAATTTTAAAAAGGTGCTAATATCTGTATCATATTCATGAGATAGAAAAGATAGGTCTAAATAATTATTATTACCTTCATACCGAGTCATATCAAATGGTATAAATAGTAATGGTGTCTGTACTACCCAATTATTATAGTCATTATTAGTTTTATATTTTATTGCATAGTATTCAATATTATTTATAAAAATTCCCTTTTTTAGAACAATATTCTTTACTAAAAATTTGTACGGTTTATATTGAACCTGTACCATATATAGTAATTGTGTAAAAGTATTTAAATTTATTTATTTACTAAATAAATATGTCTAATGAATTAAATAAAGAAATATGCCCAATATGTTGCGAAGAACTAAATGAAAATGTTTCTACCTTGTTATGTGGGCATAAATTTCATACTAAGTGTATTTATACTTCATATATTGTAGATACTCAAAACGCAACTTCGAATGTCCCACAAAAGAAATGTCCTTATTGTAGGCAAAATGGAGGATTTTTGGAATTAGAACCCAATACTATACCTGTTAAATGGATACATAAAGAATATCCTGACTTTATTAAAGCGAGTCAAAATAGAGATGTAGAAAAATTAAAATTATATATGAATCCAACCAAATGTTTTTCTATTTTAAAAACAGGAATTAATAAAGGAAAACAATGTAATAATAAACAGATCAAAGAAGCATTTTTTTGTAAGAAACATACCTAGAATTTTTTTAATTTTAATGAAACTTTATTATATTTTTCTCTGTTGTCATAAATTGCTTTATGTGCTTCTGATACTTTTTGTTCATCCTTTTTAAAATATATACTTAGACCATTTAGTAATGTCTTTTTATTAATACCCTTAAATGCAGGTGTATTTTTATAAACCAGAGCACCATTTTTAATATTAACATGTTGGATATCATTTTTTTCCATATTTTTTATTAACATCTCAGACAATGCCTTTAGTTTTTTCTTTCTTTCTCTAATTGCTACACTTAATTTAGAGATTTCTTCTTCAAGGCCAAGATATTGTTTTACATTATTGCTAAATTCTTCTTTATTTAAATCATCCATATTACTGATAGAATCTATTTCTTTAATATAATTAAAGAAAAAAACCTTTATTATTTTATGGATAAGCAAATTATTATAGATAACGTTATATATAACAATTATATAGAAAAAGAACCAGAATTTAAAAATGGTAATCTAAATAATTTTAAAATGTATTATAAAATCTTTCCAGAAGATTTTGTTCGGTTAAAAACTAACACACTAATATCATATAATTTAGATAATAAAATTTATAATACGGGATTTATTATAAAATTCATAGAACCTAACATTTTTATTCTTAAGGATACACAACTACTCTATATTTGGTCTATTAGAGTAGATGATGAAACAGGAGTATTTGTTAAAGATTTAGCTTTATTTAGAAAAGAAAATAAAATAAAAAATATATTATTTGAAAAATTTAAAAATGAAACCTAATCTTCATTTTGTAGTTCAAAGCGTTTAATATTATAAAAACGACTTAGTATTTTAGCACCATTTGTTTTATTGTATCCGTTACAAACATAGTATCCGTTAAATTGATAATCGTTGCATTTTAGAATTTGTCTGATAAAATTTATAGCCGGAAATTTTTGTTTACTAACTCCATTTTTATGTAAACATGTTAGTGAGGTTGATTTGTATTTTGATTTTACTTTTGGTATAATTGAATACAACTTTTTAATTAGTTCTGTATCTTTCAATTTCTCTACTGGTATACTCAGGGAAAATAAATCCTGTTCTGTTTTAATAATATAACCTAGTTCATTAAACATTTCAATAATTAGAGGTTCCATATATATTTACTTATAAATATTTGTTTAAATATATACATGGATACTGATGAAGAAATAGAAAAAATTTTAAATGAAATTTCTTTTAAAGAAAATACAAAAGGTCTTGATCAGGTGCTGGAAACGAATACTAAAGTAATAGATATTATTTATTCTGATTTTTTAAAATATGATATTAATAAAAAAAATAAAGAAGATGTGACAAATTTTATACAAAATAATTTCGAATACATCGAACTCACAAAAGACACACCTACTTGTTGGATTTGTTATGTTGACTATAATAAGTTTTATAATTTAAAAATACATATGAGAGGATTATTTATAAAATTTAAAACAGATGATACGATTCTAGTAAAATATAATAAAAAATTTTTTGTAGTTAACATAAATGAAAAGGTTTTTTTTAGAAAAATTAGTAGTAAAGATTTAATTAAAATGCATCTCATTGATGCCATCCAGTAACTGGTAAAACTAAATTAAATAACCTGATATGGTATTTGAAAAGTATAATTGCTATTGGGAACATCTTTCCATTCCTGTTCTTTACACTTTTGTGATTGTAGTAACCGCTTCGCATATTTCTTATAAACGAGTTCTGTTGCAAGAAAGATTTCCCCGGTTTTATCTACAATTTCCCAAGGCCAAATATTATTCTTATTTCCATCCATAAAACAACTTCCTCCTACTTTTAACTCTGTAGGCAAACTACAGCTATTTTCGTGATCCATAAATTTTTCATCTATTTTTTTTCCATCAATATAGACCATTAAACGTACCGCATATTCATAAATAGTGTATTGGGTTTCCTCCCAAAATAAATCTGGAATTACTTTAATATTATTGATATGAAGACAGATCGGTCCTGGTTTTACAAAGACACCACCTGTATTACCATAAGCGTGGTTAGAGAACTTATAGTCATTATCACTATTTTTTGTAGTTTTATAACTTTGTAGGCGTTTTTCTACATCTGGTTCTTCTAGTTCAGAAATACCAGGACTAAATTTTAGGTCTAACTTATATGAACCACCTCTAAGCTCCGAACCGTATGGGCTCCCAGGTGGTGGACTACCTGCGTTAATTGTGTGTGTTTTCTTGTATAGATTTACTGTCGTCATGATGAAGTTGTTTAATAAATAGATTTAATGTTCTAACGAATCAATTTTATTTACACTAGATACATTTTAAATCTTAATATATAATATAATGAATTATAGTGAAATAAATTTCGATACATTCAGTGTCCAGGAACAAAATAATGCCCCTCAGGTTAATGCTCCACAACTTAATACTGCCGCTAATAATCAGCCGCCGGCTGTTAACAACCAGCCACCACCGGTTAACAATACTCCACCTCCTCCAGTTAATAATAATATGAATATGGATAATAGAAATATTCAGCAACTTCCTAGTATGAATAGATTAGATTCTCTTTATAATAAACCTCCTCCTAAGACAGTTGTAGAACCGGTAGAAGAACCACCAAAATCTAATAATGTTAAATTAATCCAACTAGGTGTTATTTTAATGTTTAGTTTTCTAACTGCACTTTCGTGGAACGAAGCAATTAGATACTATATTGGCCGCTCCATTAAATTTTATTCTGGTAAACCAATTTTTTATGTGTACTATGCTTCAACTGCTACATTTTTAATGTGTTTATCTTACCTTTATAGTTATTTAAAATAATATTTTATTTAAGACTATAATTATATATCTATGTAAATGGATTTTTCTTTTATGAAAACTGGTAGATCACCTGTAGTTAATAATAATAATACAAATGATATGCTAAATATGTTGGAACTTTTTACTTCAAATGCTCTAAAAAATTCAGCAAGATTTGTTGAACTATGTAACCGTAATGGTGTTACGGAAGCTGATGTAAAATATGGATTGATTTATGAGGTTTTTGAGTTTTTTAACAGACCTAATAATCTTCAGGAACTAAATGAGATTGAAAAATTAAATGAGGAAGAATATGATGATGAAGACGATTCTGATATGGAAGATATTATTGTGGATGATTCTGAAATAGATGATTTTAAACGTATTGAAATTGATGAAATAGATAATGAAGAAGATAAGAACTTTGTAGTTAAATTGTATAATTACTATGATAACTGGGATAGTTGGAAACCACAAACCCCACTTGAACAGGTTCTACAAAATGCAGTTAATAAAATAAAATAATTTATAGAATTTTATATTATTATTTTAATGAGGATTCCACTATTAAATAGATTTACTTGTAACACACGACAATTAGATAACTATATTGCTAATTTTAGAAACCAAAATATAAAAACTATTATATCATATATTAACGAAAATCCCAAAGATAAATTACAAAATTTTTCAGAAAATAAAAGGATTTTAACTAAATTACAAAATAATACTATTGCGTTAAAATTAAGTTCACTAGATGTTTATAATAACTTTAATGAAACTATTGAACAATCTAGAGAATTATGTGGAATAGGTATTGAAAATAACAATAAAATAGTTATAGATGCTGAATATTATTCGATACAGGATCAGATTAATGAAATTTCAGATATACTTTTATCAGAATTTAATAGAGATAAAATAAATATTTATAAAACTTATCAATTGTACCGTAAAGATTATTGGCATATATATAAACATGATTTAGAAAAGGAAAGGAATTATAAAATCGGATTTAAAATAGTAAGAGGTGCTTATTATGATACTGAAAAAAATAATTCGTGGATACATAATAGTAAAGAAGATACTGACATGTATTACAATAGAGCTATTCGGTCTTTCCATAATTTTAATAACTGTTATCCAGGTGATAAAATGATATGCGCTACACATAATAATAAAAGTATTGATATTGGACTTAGTTTAATGTCTAAAAATATAGAATTTGCACAGTTAATGGGTATGTCTGATAATAAAACAACTGATATATCAAAAACCAGTTCGGTCTATAAATATATACCATATGGTGATTTTTCTGATACTTTCCCATATCTTACACGAAGATTATACGAGAATTTATCATTTTCTAAATATTTGTTTGAATAATTTTATATTTTAATATTATATTATGCCTCGATTAATAAATGAAAATGGGTATATTTTACAAACTGAAGAAACCTCTTCATTAGGGAGTTCATCTACGGCAGCACTATTATCTGCTGTAAAAACACCTAGTGTAACTCTGAATCCAGGTACTGATATTTCAGAAGCTCATTTTACTAGTCTAGGATTGGCCTATGATATTTCAGATCATACTGTGAAATGTTTACAAATGAGTGCCGATGGAAAATTACTATGCGATGTTGGTAATCTAACACTAAATACTGGTTCTTTAACAGTAGATAATACAGGAGTAGAAACAGGTCTTGCAACGGTTAATACGACACTTCAGGGTAATTTAAAAATGATTAATGGAACTGATGTTAATGGGGAGGATATACCTTTGACGGTTACAGATTCTTCTTTAACAGGCGCCCTTAACGTTACTCCAGTTGTAGCATCAGAAAATTTTACAAGAAATGCTATATTTGCTTCTGATGGCACAAATGCACGTATTGTAGAATGCGATACTTCTGGAAAATTACAGGTTGGTGTAACTGGGAGTGTTACTGCTACACTTTCTACGACTGATTATGATGCTATAAATGCGATTACTACCGCTGTTTCAGTTGGTAATATTAGCGCAGGAACAAACGCTGTTTCTACAAGTATATCACCGAATGTTGCTCATACAAAAACGGTTGTTGTAGGTGTTGATTCTAATAATGAAGGAACACCTATTAAAGTAGATACAGATGGTAAACTTATTACAAAATCTGATCCACAATCTAATACTAGTGCTGTAACTGCTATTAATACATTAATAGATAGAACTGTAATGGTTGGACATTTCCCGGATAATAATACAGGTGTACCTTTAAAGGTAGATGGTACTGGGATTTTACAAATTGCAGGAACTGTAGAACTTGGAACAACAGACAATACTGTTCTTGATACTATAGCAGGAGATACTACTTCTTTAGATGATAAAATTACTAATGGTGCGGATGTGACACTAACTGAAGCTCAGCAAACAGTAATATACGGTCAAGATTCTGTCACCCCTACTACTTTACGTGCTTTAAAAACAGATACAAGTGGTAATTTACAAGTAAATACAGCAACAGATGTGACTGTTAATGGAACTGTTACAGCTAATCTTTCTGCGGTTGATAACGCTGTTCTTGATACTATAGCAGGAGATACTACTTCTTTAGATGATAAAATTACTAATGGTGCAGACGTGACACTATCTGGAGCTCAGCAAACAGTAATATATGGTCAAGATTCTGCCGCGCCTACTACTTTACGTGCTTTAAAAACAGACACAGGTGGTAATTTACAAGTTGATGTTGTATCTGGAGCTGTAACTACAACTCTTTCTACGAATGATTATGATGCTATAGATGATATTAATGATTCTATTCAAATAGGTGTAGATACCGGTATTACTCCTTCTACTGCTACAAGTATTGTTGGGAAAATTGCTGGTAATGTTTCCCATCAAAGAAGTGTAATGATAGGTGTTGATAATAGTGATACTGCCGCTCCAGAAGGTGTTCCATTAAGTGTAGATGGTGATGGTGTTTTAAATGTAGCAACTGATTTTACAAGTGGTAACCAATCAGAATTAACCGAATCAAAACAAGTTGCTGTATACGGACTAAAAAATGGTGGTGGTGGTGTGCGCATGTTAGAACTTGATGGTTCAGGTAGACTTAAAATATCGAATTCTGCTTCAACAGGTCCAATTAACGATACACCAGCATACACAAGTAATTTTACAAGACAAGCAATTTTTGCTTCTGATGGAAGTACTGCGATGGTAGTAAAATGTTCTAGTGCTGGTAAATTAGAAGTTGATGCTAATATCACAGCAGGTAATATTACGGGATTTAATCTTGAAAGCACACAAACCGCTATGAGTGCTAAACTACCTTTGACATTAAGTGGTTCAGGAAACTTGAAAGTTAGTATTGAAGAAGGGGCTACACCAGCTATTACGGGGTTTTCCACTGCAACATTACAAGGTGGTGGATTGCCTGCCGCCCTCGATAGTGGAAATCTTAAAGTTGCTATTCAGAGTGGTGCTACACCAGCTATTACTGGATTTAATCTTGAGAGTACACAAAGCGCTATGAGTGGTAAAATCAGTAAAGGTGCGAATGAAACAATAGACGCGGCTACAGGAGCACAACAAGTATTAATTTATGGAATAGATGGAGATGATAATTTAAGAGGTATTCAGTTGGATAATAGTGGAAGAATAAAAACTAATACCAATGAGGGTGTAATAAGTTCAACAGCTGCCATTGGCACTACATTTGCCAGAACAGCATTATTTGCTTCTGATGGTACACATGCACGGGTAGTAAGTTGTTCTACAATAGGAAATCTAGAAGTTGATATTTCAGAAGCTTTACCAACTGGAACAAATAAAATAGGATCAGTTGGATTAGTTGCGAATACAGCTCAGGATGGAACTGGTACTGAAAAAAATATTATATGT